CTAGTAGAATTCAACTTTCGTTTGCGCTGTCATTGAAACTGGTTTCGGCGCCGGATTACCTGCGTTCTGTACTGTGGCATTACATATTTCAGGCACAAGCATTTCGTTATAATGACAAGAACTGGTTGCTGTATACCCCTCCGAGAAAACTGATGAGTTTATTAGTTTATAATCAAGAGGCTTTCTTTTTTTATCAACATAAGACATTTCATTTTTAGACATAACGCTTTCTGAACTATAAAATTCAGAGCGCGTCAAATTATCGTCTTCATCATAAAAATGTTCAGATATTTTTTTGCCTAAAAAATAGGTGTCTTTAATTAATCCATTCGGGTAAAGAGTGTAACGCAACTCGTCACCATTTTCATTTTTACTCAAAATGTGACATTTTTCATCAAGTTGTATTGAGAAAGGCTTGCCATCTCTATGGCCAATAAGACTTCCATTTGTATATTTTAGAATGGTTTCATGCCCAGAAGAAACATTATCAAGGTTTAAGCTATCAACACAACCATTTTTATTCAGTCTGATGGAGATTTTATAAGTAATTTTTCCATTCTCCTCAACATCAGTATCTAAGGATTTAACAGTCCCCTTAACTGGATTGAAATCAAACATAGTCGATAAGTTATAAAGTAGAGGTATGTAGTGATTTTCTGCAAAAGCCATACTTGAAAATAAGGAAGTACAAAAGAAAAGAGTAGAAGTTTTTATCATTTTTAAATATAAGCTCAAGTTACCCTCAGATTAACTAAGCTCATTACAGCATGCTTACTGCTAATCTTCAACATTGATACTGGCGGAGATGATTGCGCCACAACTGCGCCGTTTGCCGTAAAATCGCTATCGTATCCAAACGTCTGAACGCTACCCTTTATCACGCATCGGCGCCAGATTTCACGCAGCATTAAAACGTGCTGGCATTCGCCGCCGGAATCCGTACCATACGCGGCATACAATTTTTGCCCCTGCTGGCTCCGAAGGTAGTACTCAATGCAACAGAATCAAGAGATTAACAAAAAAGAGCAATACAACCTGAATAAGCTACGCTGATTTTTCCAACTCATTGATATCATTTACTTTACCATTGAATTCAATTAGTTATAGCATAATGACTTCTCCCTAAAGCTACCCAGAAGTACATTTTTAATGCCCTTTTTTTGTCCCTATTTCGCATTTTTGCCCCTAAATTTGCCCCTAACACTAGCCAGTGCGCCACCCTTCTTCTCCCTGCCCTATACTTTAAGTCTGACATCTGGCTGGAGGTTTCTATGTGTGGGCGTTTTGCACAAGCTCAAACGCGTGAAGAATACCTGGCTTACCTATCCGATGAAGCTGATCGCGACATCGCATACGACCCTGAACCTATTGGCCGATACAACGTCGCGCCCGGCACCAAAGTGCTGCTGTTGAGCGAACGCGACGAACAGCTGCATCTTGATCCGGTTTTCTGGGGTTATGCGCCCGGATGGTGGGATAAGCCGCCACTGATTAACGCTCGCGTCGAAACCGCGGCCGCAAGCAGAATGTTTAAACCTCTGTGGCAACATGGCCGGGCGATCTGCTTTGCAGATGGATGGTTCGAATGGAAGAAAGAAGGTGACAAGAAACAGCCTTATTTTATCCATCGGGCAGACGGTCAGCCGATTTTTATGGCGGCGATCGGCAGCACACCGTTTGAGCGAGGCGATGAGGCAGAAGGTTTTCTGATAGTAACGTCTGCCGCTGACAAAGGCCTAGTGGATATTCACGACCGCCGGCCCCTGGTCCTATCGCCAGAAGCGGCCCGGGAATGGATGCGCCAGAACGTTGGAGGGAAAGAAGCGGAAGAGATTGTATCTGACGGCTCTGTACCAGCTGAGATGTTTATCTGGCATGCTGTGACCCGTGAAGTAGGAAATGTAAAAAATCAGGGGAGAAAATTGATAGAACAAATAGATATATAATCTGATGTACTTTTGATGTGTACTTTATATTTGGTTCAATATTATCTCACTTTAAGAAAGAAATATATTTGCAGCCATCGGATCACTAAGCCCATTTATACGATAAAACTCAACACGAACGCCAGGTTTTAACGTTTGGCTTTCATTATTTCTTAATGCAGAAATATGTAAAAAAACATCTTTTCTGCCATCTGATGGGATAATCAATCCCTTTCCGCTCTTGAAGTCAAAACTTTTGACAATTCCTGTCATTTTACGAGACAAATATTTTCCTAATGGCAATCCAGATTTGACTATACAGGGTTGGTTAATAATAGCTAATCCTATTTTATTGGCCTTCCGGAAGGCTAAAATAAAATTTGCTTAATCATTCAGCACGTGCCTTAATGGTTTGACTGATTCGTTGCGATGATGAATCTAACTTTTCCAAAAGCCGTTCTCATAACCAGGTGTTATCTCTGATACCTCCTCCTCTTGAGTCCATACATATACCAGCATACGTTTCTTATCATGAGCTTGCTTGTCAGTTGAAATGTTCAAACGGAGTTTGTATGTCATCTAAAATCATAGGTCTTGTTAAGTGGTTTAACGAAGATAAGGGGTTTGGTTTTATCTCCCCACTCGATGGAAGTAAAGATGTTGTTGTTCACACTTCTTCCCTGCTGGGAGAAACATTTAATACTCTATTTGAAGGACAAAAAGTCAAATTCGCTATCATAGCTGGAACTAAAGGTCCAATCGCTGCCAATGTAACACTTTGCGATAGATAATTTTTAGATGGTTTACTTAACTTAAGCCAGCATGACTTTATCAGTGGAAGGTGATTGTTCGGTTACGCACATCATTACAACAGGCCAGCATGTTTACTTACCATCAAGTTTGCTGACCGATGTGATGAAATGCAGGACTGCTGCATGAACAGTCTCAAAGCAGAAGCTAACTGCTTATAAAATATTAAAGTGCGTAAGAGGTTAGGCAGCCTCTAAAAGCATCACTTCTTATTTTTTTATTGATTTTTTTAGAAGCGCTGGGGAGATTTGAATAAAGCACAGCAGTATGGGCACACCAATTGAGCCCCCTTTTGTACACGATTGTAACTATGTTCGGAATCTTTTGAGCAGTTTGGACAAGGGCATTTTACTAAATAATTTCGGCGGAATTGAGTGTTTTTACGTGCTGACATAGACTTCTCCAGTTCAAATGGACCGTTACAGTACACGTTAAGTCAGTATAATGCTTGTTTTAATTTCGAAAGAGGCAAAAAAAATGAACAAACAGCCCCCTTTCGAACACCTGCAGGGGCTAAAAGCCCTCAAAATACATGGTGATATATGAAAAAAGTAATCATTTTTTTAATGGTAAGCCAAGTAAAGTTATCACTGTGCTTAAAGGTGTGACATCAATACGCGAAGAATATCCTAATGGAGAAGTGATAAACCTTCAGATAATGTCAGCAGGTTTTCCTTCTTTAACAGGTGACCATGAAGTGGTCTATGTGGCTTCAGATCGAGAGCTTACCTCTCAGGAAATATTAGATGCGGCGCAGAAGTATCTTTGACGCTTGGGATTCAACGCCAACATTCATGAAATCATTATTATAACTACGTTTAACTATTATAGCCTGCTTAACGCAGGCTTTTTTTTACCCCCACACAAACATTTATAATTAAGACGTGTGCATCCAACACCATGGCAATATGACTTTATTGCTGAAGCAACCATAAGGCTCCCATGAAAATCCTACATTACACAGTATTAATAGTTTTTGAATCCCCATCCTCAGATAATAATATCAACCCTCTTATCTTGGGTCTCTTGCATGACCGAAACTATTCAAGTAAGTCAAACCGAGGTGTTAAACTTCCATCCCATGCATTCATTGGTTCAGAGGGTCAGGCAGTTTTAGAGTGGGAGTCTGAAAAAGATGGAGCAGAAAAACTAAAAAAAAGACTCTACCAGATGCTGCATGGAATTACACGTTTAGAAGAATCTCCCACAGCAATTTTTCTAATGATTTGCCCAGAAGATAAAACCTTAACCTTTGTTTCAAGACTTAAAGTAAAAAAGTCAACATCGATATTTTAACCTTCACCATCTGAAAATACCGTGATCGTGAAAACTGCGAAAGAAAATCATGAGGCATATCATTAAATTTTGTATCATTTGCTAAGCATTGCTGTTACATTCGGTTTAATGATGAATCCTCCTCAGCGGCAGGGCTAACTAACCTGATGATTTGTATATCAAGCGGCTCATCGTGAATTTCTGAAGCAGCGAGTCACGAGTGGTTAGCTCAATGACTCACCGGGAGGCACCCGGCATCATATCCATAAGCCCCTGTATAATTGCAGGGGCTTATTACATTACAAAAGCATAGTAGTAGACATATTACTCTTAATACTCATAGCCGATAATTAGGTTCGAATGAATATACCTTTTAAAGAATCATCTAACTTTTATTAGGTCTGAATACCTCGTAGTATATCGTGGAGATAACATATCCCGTTTCATCTGCCACTGCTGCTGTATGCCCTGCCCGGCAAAATAAAGCGTTCCCTTTCCATCTTTCGCGTTCAGATAATCCAGAACTTCCATCAACCTCTCGCTACCAACACGCGGCGCGTTCTCGTCGAACAAGTTGAGCTGGGCCACACCATGGCTAAAGAAGTCACCCAGCATAATGCCGGCTTTCTGGTAACGGTGTCCGTCTTTCCAGATTTTGTCCAGGCACTTTACCGCGGCGTTAATGATGTCGCGTGAATCCTGAGTGGGGGTAAGAAGCTTGATCGACGCACTGTTACCATAATACGGCTCGTTAAGCGCAAAGGTAGAGGTTTTCACGAACGCAGAGATAAACCGGCAATACTGGTGCTCACCACGAAGCTTTTCAGCACCACGGGCCGCATAGCTGCAGATGGCCTGACGCATCTGCTCATATTCTGTGACGCGTTCACCAAAAGACCGGCTGCAGACGATTTCCTGCTTAGCTGGTGCAAACTCCTCCAGCTCGAGGCATGGCTCGCCGCGCAGCTCCCTGACCGTTCGCTCAAGTACCACGTTAAAGTGCTTACGGATAATCCAGGTGCTTTGTTCTGAGAGGTCCAAAGCCGTTTTGATGCCCATGGCGTTAAGCTTCTTGCTGATGCGCCTGCCGACGCCCCATACGTCCTCAACGGGTACTAGAGCAAGGAGTCGAAGCTGGCGATCGATATTGGACAAATCAACCACCCCGCCAGTCTGGCGCTGCCATTTCTTAGCAGCGTGGTTTGCCAACTTTGCCAGTGTTTTAGTCTGAGCAATGCAACACCGACTGTCAGGTGCGTGCGCTTCAGAACCGTCGCACGGATCTCTTTGCCGAACTCCGTAAGGTCCCGGCAGTTGCGAACACCAGTAAGATCGCAAAAGCCTCGTCAATGCTGTAAATTTCGACGCGGGGGCTCATTTCCTCCAACGTTGTCATAACCCGGTTGGACATGTCAGCATAGAGCTCGTAATTACTGCTGAAGCAAACAACACCAGCGCGCCGTAACAGCTCTTTTTGCTTGAAGAACGGCTCTCCCATAGTAATTCCAGCGGCTTTGGCCTCGGCGCTGCGTGCTATTACACAGCCGTCATTGTTCGAGAGAACGACCACTGGTCGCCCTCTCAGGTCTGGCCTGAATACCGTCTCGCATGATGCGTAGAACGAATTCACATCACAGAGCGCAAACATGTTCAGCTCGCATATTTAACGATGAAAGTCACGACGCCGAAAACGTCGAGCGTGTCCTCGCTACCGACGATGATCGGTGAGTACGCGCTGTTCATTGGAATGAGCTGCACTGTCGGGCGCAGTTGCAGTCGCTTAACTGTAAACTCCCCTTACCGAACCGCAGAAAGCTGGGATCGCATCTTTCTGTCCGTACAACATCGGGCCGGGTAAGTGCTTCCCGTCAACGTTCTATAAGCGCATCAATGCCGGTGACCGCCACGGGGCATGCGAGGCAATTCGCTGGTGGATTAGAGACGGTGGTCGCGACTGCAGGCTAACCAAAGGCCAGAAGAACGGCTGCTATGGTCAGGTAGAACGGCGAGACCAGGAAAGTGCTTTGGCGTGCTGGGGGATAGACCAGTGAACTTTAATCTTTTACCAATCGCGGTTGTGGTTATTGCTGGTCTCTCAGTCGCACTCGTTAAAAGTTGCTCAGACGCCAACGGCCTGCAGAGTGATAACAAGGTTCTGCGCAGTGACAATGCTCTGCAGGAGCAGATAATCGCCACCCAAGCGTTCAACTTCAATCGGTTCAATAAGGTGGCGGAACAAGCCAACAGGCTGAATTCCCTGATCGACACCAGTACAGAAGAAACCATAATCGAATACCGGGAGATTCTACGCCGTGAAAAAACCTGTGATCTACCTGTTCCTGCTGATATCGCTGGCGGGTTGCTCGAATACGCGCACCGTTTACGTGCCAGCGCCTTGCGCACCGATACCAACAGACCTGACACAGCCGATGATCGTGCCGCTGCCACCAGCTCAATAACATACTGCCAGGCTGTGCTCTGGATTAAGCCGCTGCTGGCAGTGATTGAGAAGGGCAACAATAACCTGGCTGGTATAAGGCAGATAGAGCTGGAAAGGAAAAACTAGGGATGGCTCATCCTTGAGCACACGGGTATTTCTGAACGACGGCTTTACCTGACATAGCAAAGCCACCTTTTAACTTTAGAAAACACACAATATTTAGCAAGCGAAGCGCCACTATCCAAAAAAAAGCCCTCGCAAGGAGAGCTAAAGGAGTCTCAGTTTCACATGCTCTTTTTATCGATGATTCCCTGGAGTTGGCATTCTCCGCATCAGAGTCTTGACTAGCGTGGCACTCAACCGGGGATCAACAAGCGTAAGCGGAGGTGATTGAGAACTTCCTTAGGCCTAGCCTCGTGTGAATGCAACCAAGTCAAGCCGCCGACTGAGATTGCTGATGGTACGTTCTGGCGCAATGCACGCCGATTCTGTCAGTCCTGACGCAGTCGATGAGTGCATTGTCGCCACACCGTCATTGACGTCTAGTCAGTATGTTTTGTAGATTAAGTCGCTGCAGACTGGTATTGTGAAAGTTGACACCAACTTCACGGTCACTCGAGAAAAGTACGAAAGGTTTAAACCCCCTTGTGCAAAATATTGAGCGATACAAGTTACACGAATGTTCAACTTGTAGATATTGGATGGCAGGAGTTTATCGTTAGAAATGTTGCGGATAAACGCTATCATTAGTGCATAACCCAATAAAAGAGTAACATTCGAATGTTCATCTTCAATGAAGGCATCAATGACTTCTTATTTTTTCTCAGTCTTTCTATGGCTGTAATTTTTTTAAGCTTTATGCTGATTTCATATGGACTTCAAAAGAGAAGACTAACGTTCTTATGTTTATTTCTTTTTCTTATTTCAAGTGTCGCTTTGGTTATGCATTTCTGAATCATTAACCTCTGTTGCAAGGATGAGAAAGGTGTTGTCAGTCATAAAGTATTCGACCTTAACAACTTTTTTTATTGGCCTGTCACCTGTCCTCTGCCTGATATTATTTGCAGAGTCGATTTACATGTTCAAATTAGGTTACAAGGTACTGGCTAAAACATTTTTGATTTTAACTTTATTGCTAGGTATACCAACCTTAATACTAACAAACGTGTTATCTACGTAATTGAATTAGGAAATTATCACGGATTTCTACTGAGTACCTGCAATAATGTTACGAAACATTGATCAAGTGCGCGAAATTGCGGCAATATCGATCCGTACGAAGCGTGACGCTGCTATAAGCTGGAAACTCGTGTAGGCGGCCTATATCTTCTGGCTCAATGTTCGAATCCATTCCTGATTACTACCCCCAAGCCACTGGCATACGCTGGTGGCTTTTTTATTGGAATAAGCAATGGCTAAACCGGACTGGGGCGAGCTTCAGCAACGGTTCCTGTCCGAACATGCCACAACCGGCGTATCACCGAAAGAGTGGTGTGAAGCGCAGGGACTGAATTACGCGACTGCCCGACGATACATCAAAAAACCAGCTGCGCAAAAATCTGCGCAGGAAAGAATGCACACTGCGCAGAAAGATAAAAGCACAGATGAGCTGGTGGACATAAAGCTCAGCGCGAAGGTAAAGCGCTTTATTGCTGAATACCTGAAGGACAATAACGCCACAGCCGCCGCTGCGCGTGCTGGTTATAGTGACCCAAACTACGGTCGTCAGCTCATAGCGAATCCTAACGTTGCGCAGGCAATTGCGCAGCAGCAAAAAGCCTCCATTGCTCGCACGCTTGGCAGTGCCGATGAAGTCCTCGCGCAGATGTGGCAGCTCGCCACTTTCGATGCAAACCAACTCTCACAATACCGCCGCGGCGCGTGCCGTTACTGCTGGGGCTTCGGTCATCACTACCAGTGGCGTGATGCCGTAGAGTTCGAAGAGAAAAGACTCGAGGCTGTTGAGCGTGACAGACGTGAACCTGAAGATTCCGGTGGTTACGGCTATGACCACAATAGAGAGCCCAACCCTGAATGCCCGCGCTGCAACGGCGATGGTATTGGCCAGCCTTACTTCCCGGACACCCGGAAACTCCCTCAAGTCTCACGGCTCACATACTCCGGCGTGAAGGTCGGCAAGAATGGCGTCGAGATAACCGCAATCAGCCGTGAGCGCATGTTCGAAGCGGTAATGAAACGGCTTGGCCTTGCTGACAGCGAGTTCGCCCAGCGCCTGCAGCAGATTGAAATCGAACGCCGGCAGCTGGAGGTTGAGAAACTCCGTAAAGAGCTGGCGGGTGATGGTGAGGATGATGAACCAACTCCAGTGCAGATCAATATCAACGTAGTGGATGCGAGGGCAGACGATGGGGATCAGCCCGACACTTAACATTCCTCAGGCGCGGTTCCTCGCGATGCAGCACAAATTCAAAGCCTACGTTGCCGGGTTCGGCTCCGGTAAGACGTGGGTAGGTTGTGGCGGCATCTGTAAGGGGATGTGGGAGCACCCGAAGATTAACCAGGGCTATTTCGCGCCGACGTACCCACAAATCCGCGACATCTTCTAGCCGAAGTCGATAAAGCTATGGCTGAACTCTCCACGACTGTACAGGCGCAAATTGAGGATGTCACTGCAACGCTTGAAGATAAGCTGACTGCTGTTGTTGATGCGGACGGCGCCACGGCGATTTATACCCTGAAGGCAGGGGTTCGCATCAACGATGTGATGTATAACGCCGGAATGTCGATTGCCGTGCTGGCTGAGGCTGGTAAACCGGTTGTGACGCGGGTCGGTTTCAATGCTAACCAGTTCGTGCTGATGAGCGGTAGTGGAGACACGCAGTATTCTCCTTTCGCAGTGGTGAATGGTCAGGTGTTTATCAGCTCGGCATTCATTCAGGATGGGACAATAACCAATGCAAAAATCGGTGCTTTTATCCAGTCTAATAACTATGTCGCGGGTACTCAGGGATGGCGTCTGGATAAAAATGGTACTTTTGAAATTAACGGTGTTGCTGGCGGAGGGAGGATGATTATAAATAATCAGCTTATCCGTATTTACGACAGTAACAATGTCCTCCGTGTCCGTATGGGGTTATGGTGATGCCGCAGGGACTTCAATGTTGGGATTCAGCAGGCCGCATAGTTGTCGACCTGTCTGATTTCTCCATTCGTTATATTGGTAGTGCGAGTGTAACTTTTGCCACTGGCGAAAGTTCAAAAAATATCCCTTTCTCCGGAGTCTCTCAGGATGGTTCATTCATTACCATTGTCACTCAGGGGCTGGACGTGAATGAGTTTTTTTGTCGCGCTTATAACGGCGGTTTTACTGTCATGTATCTTCCGGTTAATGGGGTACCATTTCCAAGAACACTTAATGTGGAGATTTATAATTTCCAATGAGCGGATTCGAGGTTTACAACGAGAGCGGAAAAATTACAGTTGACTCAGATAACAGGGGAACACTTTTCTATGATCAGAGAGCCCTCGGCACAGTACAAAGCAGAGGTGCTTACAGAATAGATAGCCCTTTCGGAGATGGCAGTACGCTGGGCTATACACCGCAAGAGTTCTGGAATGACGGTAATTTAAGATGGTTACAACTCTCACCAAATAAGTATGGTATGCCAGGCGCCGAAATTCTTGAGGACTATGCGGGGATGATGATCCGCACCAGCAGGAATGCTGCTCTGGAGAGTGGTTATCTTGATGTTTTCAACGGTGCGGGTGAACTCATCTGGAGTGCCGTGTCAGCGTCTAAGATGCCAAGGATAATGGGGTTTTTTGATGTTCCACCTGGTTATGATCTTCAGAACAACACTTTTATCGTAACACCAGGCTTTAACCCGTGGATTCTGGTCAATAACTGCCCTGGAAATTTAAGTGATGATGGAACTGTGGTCGGTTATTCAGGTATCACTCTGAAGTGGACCGGCTCGCAATTGCAGGGCCGGTACATTTCAAAAAATCAAAAAAGCTGGGGGCAAACGTTACAAAATCAGGGGATCAGAATCCCTCTTGCTCAGTTCGTTGGGATCTGACTTTGGCGGAACACGCGGATACTGAGTTGCTATCATATTTTGCTTAACGCCTTTATCCGCATTGAAATGATAAATTACATTCATGCTGTCTGTTTTCTTATAACAGATATTACTGAGGCGTTTATAAATATGGCGACTGAAAAGCCCATCGCTTGCATCAGAAATAACATCTATTTGTCTGGTTGCGCAGTTAATCTGCACATTAACATCGCCACCCAGTGATAAACGGGCAGCATCGGCCGGATAATCCATTTGGAAATTATATTCCTTACTGTGCTTAACACATCCAGAAAGTACAAGCGGAAGCATTGCAATTAAAAAAGTTCTTAGTTTCATTTTTTACTCTTTTATGTGTTTTGCAGCATTGTAACTATTCCATGCTGCATGAACATAGATACACGCCGCATTTCTGTTTATTTTCATGTTCTTTCAGGAGGTTTTGCAATGTCAGCTGGTACATTAACACTGACGAATGGCTCTGATATCGTCGCCGGTTCTGGAACAGCATTCAATACTGAACTTGTTGCAGGTGATTTTGTAGTCGCCATAGTTGGCGGTATCACTTATACGCTCCCGGTAAAATCAGTTGAAAGCCCGGCATCATTAACGCTCATTCGCGACTTTCCCGGTCCGACGCAGTCAGGTGCTGCATGGAATGCCATTCCCCGCGCCACGCAAAACCAGTTAACGGCAGAGCTGGTATCGCAGACAACGGAAGCTTTGCGTGGTCTGAACTTTGACAAGCAGAACTGGCAGGCTATCTTCAGTGACGATGGTAACATCACTGTCAGGCTTCCTGACGGTTCAACGTTCTCCGGCCCGTCATGGCTGAAGATTGTCGAGTTACTTAACGGCATCGATGTGGATGCTCTTCAAATCCTGGCTGCTCAGATTCATGGGGACGCGCAACAGGTAGCTTTGGATAAGACAGAGGTTGCGCAGAATAAAACCTCCTCCGAAAGCGCAGCAACCACAGCAACGCAGAAAGCTGATGCGGCGGCTCAGTCGGAGGCGAGCGCAGCACAGTCAAAGACTGATGCGGCCCAATCAGCTGAGGAAGCAGAAGCGGATCGTATTGCTATCGGTGATGTTGAAGCCGCGCTTGCTGCCATAAACGGCGTGGCCACTATCCCGCTCGGTCTGCCAATGTATTCGCCCACGCGCGCAACAATCCCCACTGGCGGCGTTGCGTATGACGGGCAGATATTGCCTTATGCGACCTACACCAGCGTTAAGGCTGCAATGACCTCAGGATCACTACCTGTGGTCACTAACGCTCAATGGCTGGCAGACCCTAAGCTGCGCCAGGCATTCGCAGAGGTTGATGCGGACCACTTCCGCTGCCCTGATTACAATGGTGTACAGGCGGGCTCGATTGCGCAGGTGGCATTAACCGGTGGTACAACAGCGCAGGCTGGCATTTTCCATGGGGAATCGCCAAATGCTAAAGGCACGATCGGCGCGTCCGGAACGGGTGTTTTTGCTAATACAGCGTCAACCGGCGGCGTATTTGCGCCCACGAATACCTATCCAAACAGCGCTCAGGCGGGAAGCGCTTCAACCACGACCGCGTCACAGGTGAGTATTGACCTTTCCAGGGCAAGTGATGTCTATAAAGACACCGCCAGCGATATTCTGGCAGCGCGTGCCGTTGGTGTTATCTGGGGACAACTCTTTGGCCGCATCAATAACCCCGGCAGCATGGATGCCGCAACACTGGCGGCAAGAATTGAGCAGGTAAACACTCGTGTAACTGATTCGATCAATAAGCGCTTTATCCGTGGGTTAGATTTGACTGTGTCGACAACGACAGTAACGGTTTCTGCTGGCGCAGCTGTAATCCCCTCAACAGGCGCTCCCCTGGAAGTATCGGCGCCAGTTACGGCAAATATCGGGGCGACCACTGCGTCAACCTGGTATCACGTTTACCTGTATTCAAACAATGGAACGCCTGCGATTGAAATCTCCACCACAGTGCCAACACCATATGCTTATCCGGCGCATACAAAGACAGGTGATACGTCACGCAGATATCTCGGCAGTTTTCGTGTCGATGCATCGAACGGCGTGCGCGGGGTTAACACGGTTGATGGAAGGGCATTTCTGCAGGGTTCATGGTACACCGTCAACCGCGTATTAGCCGGAGGAACAGCGACACCGAGGACGGCTGTAGACGTCAGCTCACTTAACCCAGTCACAGCGCTTACCTGTTTACTTTCTGCCAACAACGGCGCTACCGCAGGTGTGGCGGCTATCGGCAGTACTAATGAAGCGTCAGGCGATATGATCAACGTACCGATTAACGGGAAGTTTACAGCGGAGATCCCGTTCCGCTCGTACCCTAACATTTTTTATCAATACCTGTCCGCCGTGTCTGGTGGTGGGCTCTATCTCGATATTGGAGGCTATACCTATGCCAGATAAAGAATACTGGGCTGTAACGGAAACAAGTTACCGTGCGGTGAGTGGCCCTGACAGCCTGGCAGAGGGTGAAACCCTTGTAGAAGGGGCACGCCCGGTTATCCCTTATCTTGACAACCTCTACACTCAACAAGAACAGAGAACAAAAGCGGATGCCATTATCGAATCGCTGCAGGAAGCGGTAGATGTTGATCTGGCCAGTGATGATGAAAAAGCCAGGTTGCTGGCCTGGAAGCGTTATCGTGTGCTGCTTAGCCGTGTCGATCTGCGCGCTGCAAAACCAGGCTGGCCGACACTTCCAGACTAAGGAAATAAACAGCCGCAGCCCATCAAGTTCAGGAGCGGGCTACGGCTAGTTTTTTAGTATTCATACCCACGTAATCATCACGAATATCACCAGATAGGTACTTAAAGTCCAACCTGGCGAACGGTCGGGAACTCAGAAACCAACCACATATCGGACTCTTCAAACATTTCCTCCAGCATGCGGTTGAGTTTTTCTCGATCGCTCTTCCTGGCATCACTATTGAGGCTGTTCGCCTGCATCGGCTTAACATTTACTGTTGCATCAGGAAAGATACGATGCACACGCTTGGTTAGTTCGGAAAGAATAATCTCCCTGGCACCGGTTAACCCTTCAACATTACGTTTGTCGTAATCCAGCTCAACGAACATAGAGTTCCTTTGTTGCTGTTTATGCATACAGTATTTTTGCTTTTAAAACATTTAAAGTCAAGGCAATCTGGAGCAATACCGATATCGCGCACACGTAGATACTTAATTGAGCAAACGAACCGCGTTCTTGAAAATTTACAATTACTAAAACTTCAACAGCTTTAAATATTTAGAAGCGAAGCGGCTATGAAGTAGCCACACATACGAGAAGGGGCATCTTGATCAGCACCAGAGTTAAAACTACTGTATATAAAAACAGCATTTGAGGTGCGTATCGTGGAATTCATTAGGCCTGCAGAACTGCGAGAAATTATCGCTCTTCCACTTTTCAGTGACTTAGTCCAGTGCGGTTTCCCAAGCCCCGCGGCTGATTACGTTGAACAGCGCATTGATCTCAATGAGTTACTTGTCGCTCACCCCAGCTCAACATATTTCGTTAAAGCTGCAGGGGACTCGATGATTGAAGCCGGGATCAGCGACGGCGATCTGCTGGTGGTGGATAGTTCCCGGAATGCTGAGCATGGAGATATCGTCATCGCCGCGGTGGAACGCAAACAGCGATACTCTTTGAAACTGCTCCAGTGAAATTCACGCGATTAATAAAACCACTCGTCCGCGCTTTCCCAGGTCTCCTGCACGATTTGCTCAACCTCTTTCTTGTCGCCCCCGAAAACACTCAGACCATCATTGCTGGCACGCTTGATCGTTAGCTGACAATTATCAAACTGCTTGCTGAGCCTTTTGAGCAGTTCTGACTCTAGTGCAGGTATAGCTCCATCAGGAAGTTTCTTCATGCGATCAATGGCTAACTCGATTTTCATTTTTCCCTCCGCAATGAACACCTGTATGTATATACAGTATATTTATAAACGTATCTTACGGATTTTGCAACGATTAAAGAGTGTTAGAAGGATGGAGCGCTTCCAAGCTTGCAGGTATCGGTTTTAAGAACGATTTGGGACAGATCTCAGATTTGGTGGTCTACACAATAGTTATGTTGAATAGATTTCAGAGGAGTTTAGTGCAGTTTCACTACTAAATTGTGGTTTCGATATGAGATTTATAAAATGAAAATTCGTAAAGGCTATTATGGAGCTTGCTGTTACTAAGCAACAAATTTGTCAGCAAGCTCTAAAACGACATGAAACATTACCAGTGCGTAATGTAATCCAACCGGTTATCGAAATTTACTGAGATGCAGGCACTTTATCATCCTGACGGAAAGCCTCGATCCCGACTTTCTGACCATAAGAAAGTTCAAGTGTGTTACCATCAGGATCTGCGAAGAAGACATAATAACCTACCGGTTCGCCTGCCTGAACCGGTTCTTTTCGCAAGATGCCTTCCATTCTGGCCATCGCTACCTTATTGTCGATTTCTTCAATGCTTGAACAAGCTACTCCCAAGTGACCGAAATTACCTAGAGGGGTGTCAGTCACAGCATCAACCTGGACAAGGACAAGTGCAAAAGGGCGAGTTCGGTCACTTAACCACGCGACTTTACGTACCTCCGGAAGATCAGGCTCTCGCCTGTGTACGATTTCCATGCCAGCATAACGGCTATAGAAATCAATACTTTTTTCCAAATTTCTAACAACAAACGCAACGTGCGTAAAACCTACATCAATATCTTTCATTAGGCTAATCCTTTGACTATCTCAAGAGTCGCCATCTTAAAAACTCAAGTTAACTTGAGGTCAAGAGCCTTTCAATCTATGCTTTTGCTGGATTTCTTGCACGTATTGTTCAATGCCGTTCAGGGTTGCGGCGTATGCTAACTCCAGCTAAATGAAGATTTAGCCTGCTACGCAAAGAAAAAAGAACTCAGTTGAGATGCGGTAAACGGAGCAGGCTTAAATAGTTGGTCTCATTTTCGCTCACACATCCCCATACCCTCCTAACAGCTTTCATCCAATCATATTTGGCTTTTAAAGCTCAGCTGGTATCGAGCAGTCAGCGATACTTGCGCAGCAAACGTGCCGCGCATTACAGTGCTGGCTTACCTTTTATCAAACGTGCTCACGCCTGCATCCCCTTTCCCCTTGCGATGTTAATTCTGTCAATGCATTCCCTTAATGCTTTGACTTGCTCAGGGGTAAGTTCAGATTCATCGATTGTGGCCAGAAGAGCGTTGAGGGAGCGCTCAATATCGTTTTTAGTCAACCGTAAACAGATAACCTTAACCCAACGTGGCGAGAACTTGCTGAGGCCGATTGCTCTTGTGACACGTAGTTTCATGAGATGCCTCTTAACCGCCAGTAGTGGCGATTTGTAACTCGGTTATAACACACGTAGAGCAGACTTATGTGATTATGTCGCCATAGAAATTTCTAAGGGTCGTTTCGCTTGTGGACAATCAGGCTTTCAGTAAACATTTAAGTTGGTTTTCCAGCATGTCATACAAGCGCCTCGTCATTACCCGAAGCGGCTTATCACGTGAAGGTAGTTTTTACGGTCATACACAGGCTGGAATGTCATCTTTGTGCCAGAAGCAGATTTTAATACAGCTCTAAAGTCCATTATGTGAGCTATTTACATCTATCAGGCTTTAGCAAGCGGCTTCATTCGAAAACTAATACCCATACGATTAATGGCATTCATGGTGGCAATAACAATGGTAAGTTCAACCAAATCTTTTTCACCGAATACAGAAAGCGCTGCGGAATATGCTTCATCGGAAGCATGTGTTTCACTAACACGGGTAACTTCTTCCGCCCATGAGAGGGCAGCTTGCTCTATATCCGAGAATAAATAGGTAGCTTCTCGCCAGACAGGCACCAATACAATCTTTTCGACGGACATGCCACTCTTGATAAGATCGCGAGTATGTATATCTATACAGTGTGCACAACCATTGATCTGGGAAACTCTCAAAAAAATTAAATGGATCAGTTCGGCAGGTAAACTTGTCCCAGTAGTGGCGTAATGATGGAGCGCTGCTATAGCCTTGCCACCTTTATCGGAAACTTGAAACCAGTTTGGACGCTTCATCTTATATCCCCTTTTTTGAGTTATTTAAGTAACCCTTGTTAATAAAAAGATGCCTCACAGAATCGCTACGACTGAGTGACAGAATTTAAATTAGTATGTCTGCTCAGACGTTGTAATCTTAGCGATTTATGTCGTAGATAAAAGAGACAAAAAATGGGTAAAACGGTAGGACAATCATGGGGTACCTCGTGCTGTAAAACTGGATAACGATTATTAAAACAATTCCTGAGTGCTGATAAAATCCACGGTAGAGTCCGCTTCTCGCTCATAGCGAATCATTTCTTTCCTATGCCCTTCCATCAGCCTTCATTCGCTCGTATTTAGCTTTGAGAAGCTCCGCCGGTGTCGGCCCCTTCGGCGATACCGGTGCGGCCAACGATCTACGAACAGGCGGAACCGGCTTCCCGGCCAGCCCCCGCTTTTCCCACATATCAAGAATGTCACTGGCTTCACGCTCAAGCTCTTTATGGCTCAGTTGGCCATCGGTTCCGCGGCGACGCAGCTCCAGACAGATGTGATAATAAACCGGCTTAGGCCACGGATACTGCTCGCTGCTCGGGTACCGGAATACCAGCTTGCGCCACTTCCAGTATTCAGCCATTACGTCAGCGGTAGTGATCCCCAGCACGCAGCGCCCTTCCCTGCACCACTTGATGAACTGGCCTGGCGAAGGCAGGAACGGGCGATCCTGGCGACGCACCATGCGCATGCCGGCTTCGACCTGCTCCATGGTGTTTATCCCGTTTTCTTTGAAGGCCAGCACCCACTGACGGCGAATCTCGTTCACGTCTTCCTGGCTGCGATTAACCAGACTTGCCGGGAACGCGGCAGCCAGCTGTACGAATAGCCCGTTGATAATCTGCGCCACCTGCTGCGTTTGCTCGTGCTCGGTGTACTGCTCAGGCAGGTTGTGCGCTACGCGGCGAGCCTGTTCCCGGTCAAAATTGCGAATGCTCTCTGAGAGGTTTTTCATTCCAGCACCCCTTTAATCCAGTCGGTGTTATGCAGGTCGATGCTACCCCGCGATGGCTTTGCCGTTCCGGTAGCGCGTAGCCGTTTGGTAGTGAGCTGATCCCACTGCTTGCGCAGACTCGAAGGGCTCAGAATGTTGTCTTTCCAGAACTCGTCCCGGTTAGCCCACTGGAACAGGTCACAGATTTCGTAGTGAGTACGCTTGTCCTGGACACGCATCAGCCTGATGGTGTTTGCCCATTCAGCCCAGTTGGGTTCAGATAGCGATGCGTTGACGGTGAGAAGTCTGTCGTAAATCCATCGTGCGGCCTTGAGGTCGTCAGCGGATCCCCATGATTTACCTGCTGGTGTGTATATCCCGGCGGCAGCTTCTGGATGGCGCGAGAGAAACTTTTGAGTTTTCTGGTTTCGGGATTCGTCAGAATTCCGAGACAAGGATCTTTTAATATTGTTCTTGTTATAGTCTTGGGTGTCTACCGTTTCCGGGAAGGTTTTCCCCGTTTTCGGTACCACTTTTCCCGATCTCGGGAAGACTTTTCCCGTTTTCGGTTTGTCTAAAACCCAGGCGGAAAGGTCAGTATTTATACCGACCGTTTTCATCACGCCCTGCTTCTGACTGAAGATAATTTTGCGTTCAGCGAGCGATTTGAGCGCATCAGAAACATGCGAATCACTCAGCCCTGTAAGCTCGGCGATAACCGTATTTGTAACCCGGTCCTGCTTCTTGTTCCAGCCGTAGGTAAGCCAGATCACCGCTTCAAAACACTGCCACTCCCGGCCTGACATTCTCAGACGAGGTTTGAGCTGTTGGATCTCGTTAGCGACCTTGGTATACCCGTTCGACAGGTCGGCCATACGACCTCCCGGTTGTTCGGTTCTGTGGGGGAAATTGATAATTTCAGCTGTGTTTGACATACTTAGCTCCGCAATTACACTCCGTTTTTGCACCTGAAAGTCGGTTCTGTTAGCGCAGACCGGCTTTCGCCTTTTCTGAAGTCTTCACACTGCCCCCAGCATGGTTGTGACCATCGCCAACAGCGGCGCCGTAAGGTCCGGATCGACACGGAACATTTCATAAATCCCCTCGCCTAACTCCTTCAGTTTTTCCTTCTTCGGTGCATCGAGCATCAGAGCTTGCTTCGCCTCACTCACCTCTTTCTCCAGCCTGGCCATTCGGTAGGCAAAGGAGTCGTTTTTAACGACGCGGTCGCGGTACCGAAGCGGTAATACAGACATGATCGCGGGCACCAGCTGTTCGACGTTCTTTCGGTAAGATGCGGAGTCTTCTTTGTTGTCCAGCCAGCGAAACAGCTTCACGTTCCAGACATCGGCCTGGCCTGAGAAGTCCACGCCATTAAGCTGAAGTTCTTCTGCCGCTTCTTGGATCTGAAGAGCGACAGCTATGCGCCCTTCTGCCGCTGCCCAGGCTCGGACCGCTGAGCAGATATCACGATGATTTATATCCTGCGTTGCCGGTTCACTTTGATGACACGTGAATATCAGTGGGTTAGAAGAAGCTCTGCTACTCTGTTGAAATGAAACAGTTTGCATTGTTAAGGCTCCTGTTTAGGTAAACCATCAGTGGGATTTGGATAGAGATCTGGGCGTAGTTCGTGGGGGGTTACACCTGTCATCTTGAAGATAGGCAGAATGTGAGTGGGTGGGACGACCCCATGATCACGATTTTTCCAATGACTAACAGACATACTCGTCACGCCAAGTGCGAGACTGAGCTTTCTGGCTGATCCAGCTGCTTTAATTGCTTTATCGAGTGCGGACATATGCTTCTCCTGCTAATTGATAGCAGAAGTAAACCATAGATTTACAATCCTTGCAAATTCAAGATTTATTGTGTGTATAAACCAAATATTTACAATGACCCTATGAGAAAAGAAGAACCCAACCAAGTTTTGGTACAACGACTTTCTGAGATCACCGATCGTGGTGTCACCAAAGCAGACATGGCACGTATAGCCGGAGTCACCCCTCAGGCCGTTAACGGCTGGTTCAAAAAAGGTGTTATTAGTAAAAAGTCGGCGCTGGCTATTGCCGACGCTGTTGGCATTTCTGTCGCTTGGCTACTCGGTGAAGACGTTGGAGAGAAAGATGGGCTCAAGCCGGATGAGCAGCGCCTACTGGAGCTTTACCGTCAGTTGCCCGAAGAAGAGCAGAAAAACATGCTCCGCATCTTTGCTATTCGCCTGAAAGAGCTTGATGAGCTTTATGAACGCTACTTGAAGGGGCGGATTCGGTCACAGGATCAGTGAAGAATCTATTCAGCGGGTAATGGGCATCAGCATGTCTTAGCACAGGAAGCTTAGCAAATTATTTGACAGGATTATCAGATGGATCATATTCGAGACAATACGATTACCCTCCGATTTGATGGTAAAGACGCTGAAAATCACGAAGTTGAATTAAATATTCTAGGTGAATCTTTTCAGGGTTTTGCGAAGATTTTATCTACAGCAGGTAATTTTGCCGTAACTCAAAAGTATTACAAAAGATCCGATCTTCAAGAGGTTAAGGTGTATGCCAGAGATCCTCGCTGTAATTGTTTTTCGATAGATGCTGTTACAAGTTTCGTATCTCAACAACAATTGTTCTCTGGGTTAGCCGCCGCTATACTTCCTTTGCTCATACAGTACATTTTTTCTCGTAACGCTCAGAAAAAAGAGGAAATGAAACACTTAAAAGATTCCTTGGACAAGGCAATTGAGGCCTTGGGAAACAAAGACAAAGACACCATTCAAGGATTGCTTAATGTGATCGATAAGATGGCGACTGAGTTGCGTCCATCTGTTCGTCAAGCCGTTAGCCCTATCGGAAATACCTGCTCAACAATCAGCATAAAAGCAGGAGAAGGAATTTCTCCTCTTGTCATAAATGAAGCAGATAAAGAGATAATTGATAGGCTTGAGGATGATGAAGTTATTCCCCTCAGAGAATACCAAGTTTTGATTACCGAATTTGACGGTGTAAAAAAAACAGCGAAAATTGTTTTCCTGGGTGACGAGCAAGCCAGAAGAATTACTGCAGAAATCAGTGACCCGGCAGTGATGAAAAGAGATAATCCATACATCACAGCACTACAGGCATTTATGCATGCACCCAACGATTCTTCAGCCAGTGTTACAGTTACCGCCAAGGCAGTAGCCAGAAAAGGTGCCATAAGTAAACTATACATAATGGATATCAATTAATTGCCCTATCACCCGGCCGTCGCGCCGGGTTTTTTATATCCTCACTAATCAACTCTGTCGTCTAGCTCCATGCCGAACCTATTGTGCCCGTCCATAGAGTCGGTTTTTTTTGCCTGCACTTCGTCAGCTACCTCACAAAAACCCTAAATATAAACCGACGATTTACAATCTTCAAAACCACTGGTTGACAAAGCTATAAACCAGTGATTTAATCTCTTTCACCAAGACGCACTACGAACCACCAAGGCAGGACGCCCACGAAGTAGCCGCCGACGGCATACGAATAGTCGGATGAGGTGGAGAGATTAACGCGCATCAGGTGTAAACGTTCCGCTACCCGCCAGCAGTTGGCCACCGCGCGAGCAATTCAGTCCGCACTACTGACGCACCCGACCGCGGGCATGCTGCTGACACATCCAAGCCGCGCCGTTGAAGTGAGTTACTTCGGCTTTGACGACGAAACCGGATTGGAAGTGCGTGTACGTCCGGACCTTGAAATTGAACTGGACGGCGTGCGCATCGGTGCGGACCTGAAAACCATCAGCATGTGGAACGTGAAGCAAGAAAGCCTACGCGCCAGGCTGCACCGGGAAATCATTGACCGGGACTACCACCTCAGTGCGGCTATGTATTGCGAGACCGCGGCGCTGGACCAGTTCTTCTGGATTTTCGTCAACAAAGACGAGAACTACCACTGGATCGCCATCATCGAGGCATCCACCGAACTACTGGAACTGGGCATGCTCGAGTACCGCAAAACGATGCGCGCCATCGCCACAGGCTTCGATACGGGCGAGTGGCCAGCACCGATCACTACCGATTACACAGATGAACTGAACGATTTCGACCTGCGCCGCCTCGAAGCGCTGCGCGCTCAGGCTTAAGGGGGATTTATGCATAACACAAACGTTACCGTTGCTGACCAGAACACCGTTATTAACTCCAACGTGGCTCTGTTCGATTCCCAGTATCTGAATGCCATCAGCACATTCGCGCAGATCATGGCGCAAGGTACTGCCACAGTTCCTAAACACCTGCAGGGTAATCAGGCCGACTGCATGGCTGTAGCGATGCAAGCGGCACAGTGGCAGATGAATCCCTTTGCCGTGGCGCAGAAGACGCACCTGATTAACGGAGTGCTTGGTTATGAAGCGCAGCTGGTTAATGCCGTCATTTCACGCAGCGGCGTGCTGGCAAGCCGCTTTGAATATGAATGGTATGGGCCATGGGAAAAGGTAGTTGGAAAATTCCACATCCGTAAAGGCGACAAAGGCGAGTACCGCGTCCCGGGCTGGACCCTGGCTGACGAAGCCGGGATCGGCATCATTATCCGCGCAACGCTTAAAGGCGAAGATCAGCCAAGAGAACTCGATTTGCTGCTGGCTCAGGCCCGTACCCGAAACTCTACCCTTTGGGCTGACGACCCCCGCCAGCAGCTGGCGTACCTGGCCGTCAAACGCTGGGCGAGACTGTTCTGCCCGGATGTGATTCTGGGCGTTTACACCCCGGATGAGCTCGATGATCGCCGTGAAGAACGAGAGGTAAACCTCGCACCAGCGCAGCACGTTAGCCTCGCTGATATTTCAGGTGACAACGTCACTACTACTCAAACGGCTCATGAATCGGCACAAAACATCGATGCTCTAGCTGATGATTTCCACGACCGCATCGAGGCGGCTCAGGATGTGGATAGCGCTAAAGCTCTGCGCGCAGATATTGAAACCGTGAAAGCAACGCTGGGTTCTGCCCTGTTCACTGAGCTGAAAAACAAGGCCGTGAAGCGTTATTACCTGGTTGATGCACGGAACAAAGTCGAAGCAGCCATCAATTCCTTGCCACCTTCAGATGAACCCGATGCAGCTGCGCGGTTCGCAGAGGTAGAGCGCGTTCTTGCGTCGTCTAAACGTCATCTGGGCGATGAATTGCATGGTCAGTTCAGCATCACTCTGGCGGATATGAAACCGGAATACGTGGACTAACGAGATCGGGAGGGGAAACCCTCCCTCAAGGAGAAGAAATGCGACTGATTAATCGAGGCAGTAAGCAATCCCCTTTGGCTCGCCAGGCATGTGAAATCGCACTCGCAGCCCACCAGCAAAGATATGGTGACTATGGGCGCAGCAAGATGAAAGAGACCTATACGGTGAGAGTGGAAGGCGTGAAGGTCTGGGTTGAAGTGGTCAACTGCAAGGCAAGCTACGTGGCCACAGCAATGACCGGTATGCGCCGACTGCGTTCCCTGCCCGGCCAGGCAAACTGAAATATCAACGACTACAGACCGGCATATCTATACTCATGCCGGTTACCTGAGGTGAACCATGTCGCAGGTAATTTTTAACGAAGAATGGGTTGTTGGTGCAAGGCTCACAGAAAAAACAGGCCTGACCGAACGACAAATAGAGAAGTATCGTCAGGGCTGTTGGGTGGAAGGTGTCCATTTTAAACGGGTATCCCCATCTGGAGAAAAAACCTTGCGTGGCACAACCTGGTACAACTATCCGAGAATTAATCAGTTAATAAGGGATGCGTAAGATGGCAGCTTTGCCTACAGGTGTCGAAATCAGAAACAATAAGATTTGTATCTGGTTTATGTACCGGGGAAAGCGTTGCCGTGAAATTCTCAAAGGTTGGATTAACACCCCGGCGAACATCAAAAAAGCCGGGAATCTTCGGGCTGTGATCGTTAGTGAGATCAACCTTGGAGAGTTTGATTACCACCAGCGCTTTCCTTCATCGACCAGAGCAAAAAAAACCGTAACCACTGTTTCAGTTCAAACCTTTTCAGAACTGTGTGAACTATGGACGAGCATTAAAGAAACCGAAATTAGCGCGAACACGATGCGTAAGACTCGCTCACAACTCGGTACGTTAATGCACATCATTAACGGAGATACGCCTGTTTCAACTATACGCCACAGCGACATTCTTAAATACAGAAAGGAGCTGTTGAACGGTGAGACACTTTACCTGGCAAATCCCAGAAGTAACAAACAGGGGCGCACTGTGCGTACCGTGAACAACTATATATCGCTTCTTTGCTCGCTTCTTCGGTTTGCACACAAATCTGGCTTTATCAGTGGCAAACCCTTTGAAGGGATCAAGAAACTACATAAAGGGAAAGTAAAACCGGATCCTTTAACGAAGCAGGAGTTTAGTTTGCTTGCCGAATCCGAGCGTGGCCAAAGCCTCAATATGTGGACGTTCGCAGTTTATACTGGTGTCCGTCATGGAGAGCTTGCAGCTCTTGCCTGGGAAGATATCGACTGGGAAAAAGGTACGGCTCATATACAGCGCAACCTTAATGCGCTAGGAATGTTCGTCCCACCAAAAACCGATGCAGGTGATCGAGTTATCACGCTATTAGAGCCAGCACTAGAGGCCTTGAAAGCACAGCGCAAGCTGACGGCGCTGCAGCCTAAAACCGAAATTGTCTTTAATCATCGCGAGTATGGCGCAGTGGAACATCAAAGTCTGCGATTCGTTTTCATACCCCGGATGCGCAAGGGAGAACAGAAAGCCTACTACTCTTTATCGAGCATAGGTGCGAGATTCAACGCAGCTGTAAAACGTGCTGGTATTCGTCGCCGGAATCCGTACCATACGCGGCATACTTTTGCCTGCTGGCTGTTATCTGCCGGCGCTAACCCGTCTTTCATAGCCAGCCAGATGGGGCATGAAAACGCGCAAATGGTTTATGAAGTCTACGGTGCGTGGATTGAAGAAATGAATGGCGAACAGGTGCTGATGCTTAACGATAAGCTGGCACGCTGA